CCTCCGAGCGGGGACGGAACTGGTGGCCAAAGGGCGAATGAGAGAAATTTCAACCTGGTCTAAACTGAAGAAAGAATTTGATGATGGAACATTTGATAAACAAGATGTTAACACCCATCAAGCGAAATCATATACGGATCGACTCGAACAGCAGAAATTAACCTTAACACCAAACTCTTCACAAGCTGAGATCTTTAATATAATGGGTCAACTAGAGACTTTAAAACGTGTTAGAAAATCAGGAGAACTTTTACCCAAAGGGCGAAAGAAAAAACAATTGAGGAAGTAGTGAAACTGAAATACAAAGAGTATAAAAACTTTTTCAGTTTAAAAGAATGCAATGCATTAATTAATAATTTTAAAAAAAATGCACAGCATCATGAGACGTATAGGGACACTACAATCTTAAGACTTAATGAAGCTTCTCCAAAACTCATAGACACCCTTCAAAAAGATTTTAACATTATTTTTAATTATGGTCAGATCGTACACTGGCCTAATGGTAGTTCTATGAATCGTCACTATGATGGAAAATTACATAAACAGAATAGTTTTTCAGCCATCTGTTACTTGAATGATAACTTTAAAGGAGGAAGAACATTGCTTCAAGATAAAAAGATCATTCCTGAAATTGGTAAAGTAATAGTATTCAATAGTCAGAAAATGGAACACGGAGTTGAAGAGGTCATAGGTGATAGATTTACTTATATTTCATGGTGGAAAAAGAAATGAACTTTGATTTTGCATTCCTTGGACAATCTGTTTTAAAATATCCAGTGCCCCTTGAAGTTTTTGTTGGGCTGAACGAGCTTTACGAAACCAAGAAAAAACATTTACCCAATGCTAATCAGCAACTTGCAGGAAAGATTCCTGATGAAGTTTCCTTATTCTATGCAGGGCCTACGAATAAGAGAATGCATGCTCATAGTTATGTTTCGGAGGATATAATGAAATGGCTCTATTCCACCTTTGATCATTATTTAAAATGGAACAAGACTCAAGAGTATAAAATGAACATTAATTCAATTTGGGTTAATGAAATGAAAGCAGGAGACTATAATCCTGTTCATATTCACCAAGGCAAGCTTTATACAGGATTATCTTCGGTGATGATTCTTAAACTTCCTAAAGATATGGGACCTGAACTTACACGATCCGATCAACCGACGAATGGACAACTTCAAATATTAGGGAATATTGCTGGTCAATTTGTAACTAGCGATTTTTCTCCTAAAATGAAGATAGGAGATTTTTATGTTTTTCCTTATGACATGCGCCATGTGGTTTATCCTTTCACCAATAAAAAAGAAAAAAGAAGAACACTGGTTTGTAATTGTGACGTCGAGTATAACCCTGTATCTTCAAGGAC